CTACGCTTCAGACGTTACAAAAAGAAATAGAAACGGACAAACATCTTCTGGGCTCTATAGCTTGTTCATTCCTATGGAATGGAACTACGAAGGATTCATCGATAATAATGGATTACCTGTATTCGTTAGACCGGAAAGTACAATTAAAGGAGCAGATGGTTACGAAATTACAGGAGGAGTTATTGAGCACTGGCAAAACGAAGTTGAAGGACTTAAGTCGGACAGTGACAGCTTAAACGAATATTACAGACAGTTTCCAAGAACAGAGCAGCACGCTTTTAGAGATGAAACAAAAGATAGTTTATTTAATTTAACTAAAATCTATGAACAAATAGATTATAACGAAGAAATAAATAACATAAACAGCGTTACTAAAGGAAGTTTTCAATGGGCTAATGGTGTTAAAGACACTTCAGTGGTTTTTGTACCAAACAACAATGGTAGATTTTTAATTTCTTGGGTACCACTTAAAAACTTACAAAACCGAGTGATACTAAAGAATGGAGTTAAACACCCTGGCAATGAACACATTGGAGCTTTTGGGCTTGATAGTTATGATATATCAGGCACTGTTGATGGTAAAGGTTCTAATGGTGCTTTACACGGGCTTACAAAGTTTTCAATGGAAGACGTGCCTCCTAATCACTTCTTTTTAGAATATATATCAAGACCACAAACGGCTGAAATATTCTTTGAAGATGTTTTAATGGCTATGGTTTTTTATGGCATGCCTATATTAGCTGAAAATAATAAACCTAGATTTTTATATTACTTAAAAAGAAGAGGTTATAGAGGTTTTTCTATGAATCGTCCTGATAAAATTTGGAATAAACTTTCTACAACAGAAAAAGAAATAGGTGGAATACCTAATTCAAGCGAAGATATTAAGCAAGCACATGCTGCTGCAATTGAATCCTATATAGAAACATACGTGGGATTAAAAGAAAATGAATATGGAGATATGTATTTCCAAAAAACCCTAGAAGACTGGGCTAAGTTTAATATAAACAACAGGACAAAGCATGATGCTTCGATAAGTTCTGGTTTAGCTATAATGGCTTGTAATAAAAACTTATACAAACCAGTTGCAGATAGAAATATAAAAAATGTTAATCTAGGTATTAAAAGATATAATAACGAAGGAAGTTTTTCACAAATAATAAAATAAATGGTTGTAACTGATAGTAATAGTATTTTTCCAGATCAAGTTGTTCCTGATGAAGTAAAATCAAGTTATGATTATGGTATGCAAGTAGGCAAAGCCATAGAAGGTGAGTGGTTTAGTGGAACTAGAACTGGTTTAGGTAATAGATACTCTACTAACTTTAATAATTTTAGAAACTTAAGGCTTTATGCTAGAGGAGAACAAGCAGTTCAAAAGTATAAAGATGAATTAGCTATTAATGGAGATTTATCTTATTTAAACTTAGACTGGAAACCAGTTCCTGTAATACCTAAGTTTGTAGACATAGTTGTAAATGGAATGTCTGAAAAGCTTTACGAAATAAAAGCTTATGCTCAGGATCCTGAATCACTTAAATCTAGAACAGAATATGCTAATAGAATATTAAGAGATATAGAGACTAAAGAGTATTTAGATAACATACAACAAACGCTAGGTCTAAATATGTATTCTTCAGAAAACCCTGAAGATCTTCCTCAAAACAAAGAAGAGTTAGAGCTTCACATGCAATTAGATTATAAGCAGTCTGTTGAAATAGCTGAAGAAGAATTAATAAACAATACGTTAGATAGAAATAGATACGAGCTAACTAGAAGAAGAATAAACGAAGACTTGGTTATATTAGGAATAGGTTGTACTAAAACAAGTTTCAACAAAGCTGAAGGTATTACTGTTGATTACGTTGATCCAGCTAGATTAGTTTATTCATACACTGAAGATCCTAACTTTGAAGACATATGGTATGTAGGTGAAGTAAAAAGAATTAGCCTATCAGATCTCAAACAAGAGTTTCCTAATTTAACTCCAGACGAATTAGAAAAAATACAAAAATACCCAGGAAACAGCAACTATATGTTTGACTGGCAAGGTAGAGACGATAATAATAGTGTTTATGTTTTATATTTTGAATACAAAACCTACAGCGAACAAGTATTTAAAATAAAAGAAACGGCTACTGGTTTAGAAAAAGCTTTAGAAAAAACAGATGCTTTTAACCCACCAGCTAGTGATAAGTTTGATAGAGTGTCTAGGTCTATTGAAGTGTTATATTCTGGTGCTAAAATACTAGGTCATGAAAACTTACTACAATGGGAGCTTGCTAAAAATATGACTAGACCAGAATCTAATTTGGTTAAAGTTAACATGAACTACAACATATGCGCTCCTAGGATGTATAAAGGTAGAATTGAATCTTTAGTTAGTAGAATAACTGGTTTTGCTGATATGATACAGCTTACACATTTAAAGCTACAGCAAGTAATGTCTAGAATAGTACCTGACGGTGTGTATCTAGATGCAGATGGTTTAGCAGAAATAGATTTAGGTAGTGGAACTAGCTATAACCCACAAGAAGCATTAAATATGTACTTCCAAACTGGTAGTATTATTGGTAGGTCAATGACACAAGATGGTGGTCAAAACCCTGGTAAAGTACCTATACAAGAGTTATCTACATCTAGTGGTATGAGTAAAATACAAGGACTTATACAAACTTATCAATATTATTTACAAATGATAAGAGATGTAACTGGACTCAATGAAGCTAGAGATGGAAGCACACCTGCTAGTGATTCTTTAGTTGGATTACAAAAATTAGCTATTGCTAATTCTAATACTGCAACTAGACATATAGTGCAAGCAAGTCTATATTTAACATTAAGAACATGTGAAAATATAGCTCTTAGAGTTGGAGATTGCTTAGAGTTTGATTTAACTAGAGACGCTTTAAAAGCTAGCATAAGTTCTTACAACGTAGGAACGCTTGAGGATATATATAACTTACATCTATATGACTTTGGTGTATTTTTAGACTTAGTACCTGACGAAGAAGAAAAAGCTCAATTAGAACAAAACATTCAAGTAGCTTTACAAGCTGGCCAAATATACTTAGAAGACGCAATTGATATTAGACAAGTTAATAATTTAAAACTTGCTAATCAATTACTAAAGCAAAGAAGAAAACAAAAGCAAGCTCAAGACCAACAAGCTCAACAAGCTAATATAGCTGCTCAAGGTCAAGCTCAAGCAGAGACTGCAGAGAGAACAGCTATGGCTGAGGTGCAGAAACAAGAAGCTTTAGCTCAAACTACATTACAAATTGAACAAGGTAAATCTCAATTTGAAATACAACGCATGGAAAGAGAAGCTGAAATTAAAAGACAATTAATGCAAATTGAATTTGATTTTAATATACAGCTGACTCAAGCTAAAGGTGAAGCTGAAAGAAATAAAGAAACTTTTATAGAAGATCGTAAAGATAAAAGAGCTAAACTTATAGGTACTCAACAGAGTCAAATGATAGATCAAAAGAAAAATGATCTATTACCAACAAACTTTGAATCCGCTGGAAATGATAATCTTGGCGGTTTTGGATTAGAGCAATTTGCTCCACAATAATTTTTTATTAATTATTATATTATATTATGTCAAAACAAGTAGAAAAGGGCCCTCCTACTGACGAAAGCAAGGAAGGTTTAAAAGTAAAGAAAAAAGTAGGTAGACCTAAGAAATTAAACAAAGCTACTGAAACAGTAAAATTAGATTTAAGTAAAAAACAAGAAGATGCCGTTCAAGAGCCAGAAACAAAGAAAGTTGTGCTACAGTCTAATGAGACGAAAGAAGAACAAAAGCTGGGACTGCAAGAAGTGGGAGAAGCACACGAAGAGCAAAAAGCTACCGAAGAAGGTGTAAGTCCAGTATCTGAAATAACTGAAGAAGAAGTTAAGCAAGAAACTAAAATTGTAGAACAGGAGTTAAAAGAAGCTATAAGAGATGAAAAAGTAACAGGGAAGCCTTTACCAGAAAACATCGAAAAATTAGTTTCATTTATGGAAGAAACAGGAGGTGATATTAATGATTATGTTAGATTAAACGCTGATTATACTAATATTAATGAAGATGTTTTACTTAGAGAATATTACAAACAGACTAAACCACATTTAGAAAGAGAAGAAGTTGACTTTATATTAGAAGACAATTATTCTTGGGACGAAGATGTGGATGAAGAGCGAGATATAAAGAAAAAGAAACTCGCTTATAAAGAAGAAATTGCCAAAGCACGTAACTTTCTAGAGCAAACAAAGAGTAAATATTACGACGAGATCAAGTTGAGACCGGGCGTTACTCAAGAGCAACAGAAAGCAATGGACTTTTTCAATAGATATAACAAAGAGCAAGATGTAGCAACACAGCAACATGCTGATTTTGAAAAGCGAACTAATCAAATGTTCTCTGATGAATTCAAAGGTTTTGAATTTAATGTTGGAGAAAAAAGATTTAGATATGGAGTTTCAAACCCTCAGGAAGTTGCTAAGAGCCAATCAAACTTATCTCATTTTGTTAAGAAGTTCTTAAACGAAGATGGAAGTGTAAAGGATCATGTTGGTTATCATAAAGCTATTTATGCAGCAGAAAATGCAGATACTATAGCAAAACATTTTTATGAGCAAGGCAAAGCCGATGCTGTTAAGGATGTTGTAGCAAAATCTAAAAACATAAACTTAGAGTCTAGGACGCCAGCGTCTGAAGGCGATGTATATGTTGGTGGATTTAAGGTGAAAGCTATTTCTGGTGTTGATAGCTCTAAGTTAAAAATACAACGTAAAATAAAAAAATAAAAACTAAATTAAAATGGGTTTTAATACAGGCGGGAGTTTTCCTGCATCATTAGCTCCTGCGCAGAAAAAATTAACTTTGCAGGACAATTATCTTAGTTTTAACGGGGACGCCGCAGGCGGAGATCCAGTTAATAACTTTGCACAACAATATCTACCTGAGCTTTATGAAGCGGAAGTAGAAAGATACGGAAACAGAACTTTATCTGGTTTCTTGAGAATGGTAGGCGCTGAAATGCCTATGACATCTGATCAAGTTATTTGGTCTGAACAAAATAGATTACACGTAGGTTATTCAAACGTTTCAGCTACTGTTGCTGGTAATTTTGATATTACAGTTGTTCTTGATTTAACCGCTGCTTATCCAGGTGCTGATTCAACTTCTGGTGCTGTTAGACAGGGGCAAACTATTCTACTTGCTGATAGAGCTACAGGTTTAGTTACTGCTAAAGCTTTAGTTCAAAAAGTTGGTGACTCTGGTGCTGCTGGTAAAACAAATGACAGTTTAGAATGTACTTTATATGAAACTAACGCTGCTGGTTTTCCCGCTGCTTTAACTGGAGCAAACTTAGCTAATCTTTTTGTTTATGGTTCTGAATACGGAAAAGGTTCTGTAGGAATGGAAGGATCTATTCAGCCACAATTTACTCAGTTTTCTAATTCACCAATTATTCTTAAAGACAACTTTGAGATTAATGGATCTGATACTGCTCAAATTGGTTGGGTTGAAGTTGCTACTGAAGATGGAACATCTGGATACTTATGGTATCTAAAATCTGAATCTGAAACAAGATTAAGATTTGATGACTATCTTGAAATGGCAATGGTTGAAGGTGAAAAAATGGCGCAAGCTGGAATAGACTTCAATTACGGTCCTACAAGTGCTAATTCACAAATTAAAGGTACAGAAGGTTTATTTGCCGCTATTGAAGATAGAGGTAATGTATACTCTGGTTTTGCTGGTGCTGCTGCTCCTGGAGCTGGTGCATTAGGAGATTTTGATGCTATCCTTAAGCAATTAGACAAGCAAGGTGCTATTGAAGAAAACATGCTTTTCTTATCTAGATCTACTGCTTTAGATTTTGATGATATGATCGGTGCTATGGCCGGTGGAGGTTATGCTTCTACTCAGTCTGCTTCTTATGGTCTTTTTGACAATGAAGAAGATATGGCATTAAACTTTGGATTTTCAGGATTTAGAAGAGGTTCTTATGACTTCTACAAAACTGACTGGAAATATTTAAACGATGCCTCTACTAGAGGATTATCAAATGCTATTGACGGTGTTATGATACCTGCTGGAACTACAACTGTGTATGACCAAATGATGGGTGTTAACATTAGACGTCCTTTCTTACATGTAAGATATAGAGCTTCTGAAACTGAAGATAGAAGATATAAAACATGGATCACTGGCTCTGTCGGTGGTGCTTATACTTCTGATCTTGATGCTATGAGAGTTAATTTCTTATCTGAAAGATGTTTAGTAACTCAAGCTGCTAATAACTTCGTGTTATTTAAAGGAGCTTAATTATTATATAAATGTGGAGGGTTAACGCTCTCCACTTTATTAACATTTAAAATAAGAAAAAATGGGATATGTAAAATTATTAAAAGCAAACAGTGAGTTTGACTTGCTTCCAGCTGAAGACATAGGTAGTGTTTCTACAAATCTAAGTCTGAACACAATAATTGTTAGTTATGTTAATGGTGAAAAGATAACTATTAGCTGTGCTAATCAACCAGTTAGAGGAAGAGACGGCGACGATAATAAAATACTTGATGCTGTAGAATTAATTAATGGTGCTTCAGGAGAAGGTATTTTTCCAGCAACATTAAGCACTTTAATCACCGGAACACAGGTAAGTGCTATATAAAATAAATAAAATAAACATACAATTATGGGATATGTAAAATTAACAGCAGGACCAGACAGTGGTACAGAATTTGTAGGATCTACAATTTTAGTTCCAGCTGACAATGTGGCCTCGGTGAAAGATGACGGTGGAGATGTAATTATCAAATACTTTGGTGGATATGAGCTATATTTCAGTTTAGATGGAACTGGAACTCAAGCTGATGTAGATGCTTTTATAGGAGCTATAGACAAAGCTAATGGAATTTCAGGTAACCCAGTGTCTTTGACTCTTCCTAGTGATCCTATCTACTTATATAACGGTGCTGGAATAGTTCAAGCTTGGTCATAACAAACTAAAAAACAAATAAAAGGTCCTACTTAGTTAGGATCTTTTAAAACAATAATAAATGGAAAACTCAATTTTAAATATAGCATGGGAAGCTGGAGGAAGCCTTCCAGTAAATGTCAAACAAGCATATAGGTGTGATCAAGGTAGTGGTTCTAGTAAAATAAAAATTATTTATGATTCGCTTGTAAATAATGCTAATCCTTGGGCATTAGAACTTGATTTTAACAAAGATGTAACTGAAAGTGATAAGTTAGCTTTAGAAAACGCTTTGATAAATATACAACAACAACCTAGCTCTTTAGTAAATTTTAAAATGCCTAGTGGAGCAGTTTTGAAGTCTGATATTCCTTTTACAAACCTTTCTAAAAGTTAAACCAATGGGAAATATAATAAAAATACCAACCGTTAATACCGGTTTAAGAACTGATTATAATAGTCCTTTGTGGGATGATTGGAGCGTAACTCAAGGGTTGGTTAACGGAAGTGAGTACACACCGGTAAACTCCCTCCAAACAGAAACGAGCGGAGATGGACAAGGACTTATTGTAAACTTCTTTCATGAAACTGGAGGTAATTTTACAGTAGAAAACGGTCCAAATTCTAATACAGTAGATTATAAAGTTGGAGATGTAGTATTTTTTACAATACCAGCTGGAAATCCTGATTTACAAAACGAAAATGAATTTACTATTTCAACTACGCTAACAGAGGATATGATTTCTTATGAAGGTGATAAGATGCAGTATCTGCCAGTTTTTGATTCTTTGGCCGGTCTAATAGCAACTGTTGTACCACCTAGTTCTGGTAATGTAGATGGTTATTGGCAAATACCAAAATTTTGGGGATCACATAGTAATTGTTGGAGAATAAATATTAATGGTGTCACTAATGACAATAGAGTATTAATAACTCAGTCTATTAATAGAGCTTTTATAAAAGCTGCACAAAAAACAAATTCACACCCTACTATAGAGCTGCCAAGCGGAGTAACTTGTAGCAGTGTTGATTCTTCGGATTTTCAAATTCCATCGTAACCTGGAGGGCTTAATACTTGCTATAAACCTTTAAAATTACAAGTAAAAATAAAAACATAACGATCCCGTTTAGGCGGGGTTTTTTTAAAAACAATTATATTATATATTATGGAAACAAAAGAAAAGAAAAACACAGCTAAAGCTGTAAAAAAAGTTGAAAAAACTGTTGAAACTCCTAAGGTAAAAAAAGATACTTGGGAATATAAAGATAGAAATTATTATTTATTAGGAAATAAAAATCCTTTAACTTATACTATAATTAGTAGACATACTAGTAGGTACCCTTTAGTTTGGTTTGACCCAGAAAAAGGTTACGAAAGAGAAATGAGATATGCTACTAACCAAAAATCTGTATTTGTAGATGAGCAACAAGGAACTTCAACTCTTTCTCATATAGTTTTTTCTAATGGTCATTTATTTGTGCCTAAAGAAAAAAGAAGCTTACAAGAATTACTACTAAAGCATCCGCATAGAAATTTAATATTTGGAGAACATGATGCTGTAATAGAAGCTGAAGATCAATATGATAGTCTAGAGTTAGAGATAGCTGCTATGAATATGGCATACGATATGGATATTGATAAAGCAGAAGCTATATTAAGAACTGAGATAGGATCTGAAGTAAATAAACTATCTTCTAAAGAGTTAAAAAGAGATTTATTACTTTTTGCTAAGAGAAATCCTAAGTTGCTTTTAGATCTAGCAGAAGATGAAAATGTTGAACTTAGAAATGTTGCTATTATAGCAGTAGAATCAAATATAGTTTCACTTTCTCAAGATCAAAGAACTTTTTCATGGGCTAGTAATAGTAAGAAATTATTGAATGTTCCTTTTGAAGAAAACCCATATTCAGCTATGGCTGCTTGGTTTAAAACAGATGAAGGTTTTGAAGTTTACAACTCAATAATGAAAAAACTAAAATAAACAAGTGATTATAATTTAGGGTGGTTAACGCCACCCTTTTTTTTAAAAATATTAAAATGGCAATAAGTGTAAATAAAGTATATAAAACTGTATTACTTATACTAAACAAAGAACAAAGAGGTTATATGACACCTGAAGAGTTCAATAGAATAGGTACACAAGTCCAAAGAGAAATCTTTGAAAAGTATTTTGAAGATTTGAATCAATATACTAGAATGCCACAAACTGATGTGGACTACGCTAATAGGTTAATGAACCTAAATGAAAAAATGAACATATTTAAAAGAGATGGTAACGCTACTTATGTTCTTGCCGACAACAACTTTACTTTACCAACTGGTACTCATATAGTAGGATCTGTTACATATGAAGATAAAAATAGAATGCCTGTTGAAATTCAAAGAGTAGATAGAGGAGAATTTTACAATCTAAGACTATCTCCGCTAGTTACACCAAGCGAACAGTTTCCTATATATTTATTTGAAAACAATAAGCTTCAAGCATATCCAAATATTATAAATACCAAAGCAAATGCTGGCACAGCTAATGTGGCTGTTCAGTATATAAAGGTTCCAGAAGACATAAACTGGGCTTATACAGTAGGTAATCTTGGCCAGTTTATATTTAATGCCAATACGCCTCCTACTGTAGATTTTGAACTACACAACTCTGAGTTTACAGAAGTAGTTTTAGCTATATTAATGTATGCTGGTATAGTAATAAGAGATCCTCAAATAGTTCAAGCTGCATCAGGCCAATTACAAGCAGACAGAGCAAATCAAAAACAATAATAAATGAGCTTAATTAATCAGACTAACGAAGAATATTATGCAGGAGAAAAAATGTTTGCAGTTACAGCAGCTCCTCAAACTGTTTTTACTTGCACATTTGAACCTAAATTAACTTTAGCTACGTCAACAGAGCCTGCTAACTTCGGTGTACAAGTAAGTACAGATAATGGTGTTACTTTTAATGACTATGCTTTTAATATTTCAGTGGTTAATGATAACACTGTAAATCCTCCATATAATCAACAAACAATAACACTTAGTGTAGCTGTTGCTAACTCGCCAACAACATTAGTAAGAGTAGTATTAAAAGCCGGGGCACTATGGAATAATTATGGAAGTTATGAATATGTTAAATTAAATGACATAGTAAATAATTTTTTAGTAGCTTACACTGGTATTGGAAAACTAATACCACTGGTTAAAAGAACTGACGTTATATTTCATGCTAAAAGAGGATTACAAGAATTTAGCTATGATACTTTAAACAGTATAAAAACTTTAGAATTAAATCTACCTCCAAGCAATTCTGTTATTATACCTCAAGATTATGTTAATTATGTTAGAATGTCTTTTGTTGATAACATGGGAGTATTACATCCAATATACCCAGCAAACAATTTAACAACTGACCCTACCTCTGTTCCACTACAAGCTAAAAACGGTGATTTTCTACAAGACATATATGGAGCTAATACAGAGGCTGATCAATCAATTACTAGAACAAGATGGGAAAACTCTAATGATAATCTTATAAATGGAGCTTATGACGAGTACTTCTATAATGCTAATGTTTATGACTGGAGTTGGAGAAAAGAAACTTATGGAAGAAGATATGGTTTAGATCCTGTTGTATCTCAAAGCAACGGATGGTTTAACATAGACAAAAGAAAAAATGTAATATCTTTTTCTAGTGATTTAAAAGGTAGAATTATAATACTAGAATACATATCTGATGGTTTAGCTTCTGACTTAGATACTAAAGTTCCAAAAATGGCAGAAGAAGCAATGTACATGCATATAGCTTATTCTATATTAGCAGGTAGATCAGGTGTTCAAGAATATATAGTTCAAAGATTTAAAAGAGATAGATCAGCTCAACTTAGAAATGCTAAAATACGTTTAAGTAATATAAAGCCAAGTGAGATGATACAAACTATGAGAGGTAAATCTAAATGGATAAAGCATTAATATGGCAGAAGTAAGAAATGTATTTGTCAAGTCTAAAATGAATAAAGACTTAGATGAAAGACTTTTACCCAACGGCGAATATAGAGATGGTAGAAATATATCCGTAAATAAAAGTGAAGGGCCAGATGAAGGAGTTGTTGAGAATATAATAGGAAATAATATATATTCTAATTTCGACTTTGGAGTGGGTGTAGAAATTATTGGTACTTATGTTGATACTGACAAAGATAGAATATTTATATTTGCTACCAACCACTCAGATGGGTCGCCTAATCAGTTGGACGCTAGAGCTATAGGTAATGTAGAAACAGCGTCAGGTAGGCAGATAGGAACTGCTACTTGTGTTATAGCATACATAGAAGGACCTACTGCTTCAAACAACAATACTCCAAATTTTGATAAACTTGTTGAAGGAGCTTTTTTAAATTTTTCAAAAACACATCCTATAACTGGTATAGATATGATAGAAGATCTATTGTTTTTTACAGACAATAGGAATCAACCTCGAAAAATAAATGTAGAAACAGCTATTGGATCTTCTGCAACTAGCCCAGACCCTTATTATACAACAGAAGATCATATATCAGTAGCTAAGCTATCTCCTGTGTTTCCTATATCTTTTATACAAGGATCTGGATTAAATTCTACACCTGGTTTAATGGATGAAACTAGTGAATATTTACCAGCTAATAGTATTAGTATTTTCAGCACCATCACAACACTAGGAGAACTTAATTTAGAAGAGCAAAATCCCCAATTAGATATTCCATCTAGATTTAAGAACATAAACTTTCCAGAACTAGGATACTTTAAAGTTGTTAGTTTTAACAATACTTTTCCTCCAAAAGTAGCTTTTCAATATCCTATAGGTTCAGATAATGATGGTCCTGAGTCAATGTCTGCAGCTAATAAAGCAGCTGCAACTTTTAAAGGTGGAACAAACATCGCGCCTACTAGACCTCCATTTGAAACTAATGATGTACTTCAATTTGAAAGAGAAAATCCTATTTACAATCAAAATTACTCAGGTGATAAAGATTATTTAAGAAATAAGTTTATTAGATTTAGTTATAGGTTTAAATTTGATGATGGTGAGTTCTCTTTAATGGCACCTTTTACACAACATGCTTTTGTACCTAAGCAATATGGTTACTTCTTAGACAGTGCTTATGGAGATGATAAGTTAAAAAGAGATGAAAAAGACACTGCAGAAAGTGGTATAAATAAGTTAATGGAAAACCAAGTAACTTCAGCTGTTTTTAAGCTTGAATTACCGCATTTATGTAGCGCTACAAATATTCAGTCTAGACTTGATACATTTAAAAAACAATTTAAAATAGAATCTATACAAATACTGTTAAAAGAGTCAGATGGTTTAGCTATAAAAGTTGTAGATGAAATTGAAATAGACCAAGCTGGTAGTTGGTACATAAACCAAGGCCAGAGTGGTAATGAAAAATTTTATGAGTACAATTATAAATCTGAAAAACCTTTTAAAGTACTACCAGATGCAGACGCTACAAGAGTTCATGATAAAGTACCTATAAGAGCTCTAGCTCAAGCGGTTACTTCTAATAGAGTAGTTTATGGTAATTTTATAGAAAAACATGAGTCACCAAGCTTTATAGATTACGACATAAGTATAACTGATAAACCAGATAGTAGCTCTAGTTCTTTTGACCAAAAAGAATATCCTAATCACACATTAAAACAAAATAGATCTTATAAAGTAGGAGTTGTTTTAGTTGATAGATATGGTAGATCATCAAACGTAATTTTAAGAAATCCAACTAGATCTACATCGGCATCTGGAACTGGTCCTAGCAATTTTGCATCTATATATTCTCCTTATGAAAATCTTACAAGCACGTTAAACTGGCCAGGTAACAACTTAAACTTACTTTTTAATGATGTAATACCTGAAAATAAAACCACAACAGGTTATCCTGGCGTGTGGTCAATTAATAATCCACTAGGTTTTTATAGTTATAAAATAGTTGTTCAGCAAAAAGAACAAGAGTATTATAATGTTTATGTGCCCGGCGCTTGCTCTGGTAAGATAACTTTTAAAGGTGAAGCACAAACTCAACAGAATTTTCCAACTTACCCAAGATCAAACAGTTTTAGTAATATAGTATTATACGGTGACAATATAAATAAAATACCAAAAGAGCTTGCTGACGTTGGGCCTACAGAAGAAATATACGGAAGTGAAACTTTGCTTTACCCTAGAGTAGTTACTAAATATATAGTAGACTCAACTAATAGTCCTGATTCTTACAAGCCTGTTTTATCAACTACTGAGTCGTCTCAAGTAAGAGAACTAAATGAATTTACTGTAACTTCTATAATATCATTTAATG